CTGAAGTTGTTCCCTGTGCTGTTCCTGTTCCGCTAGCATTCATTTTGTCTTGCTCTGTTGCTACGAAAATCATTGGAACTGTGCCAGGATTTGCAGGAACATAGAATGATTGGTCTATGACTGTTACGCTAACGCCTGGTGATTGTAATGTTGTTGCCATCTTAAAAACTCCTTGGTGGATTACTTTGTTTTATTTAGTGCATATCCAAAAAAAAATCCATAAATATAATGGTAAAAGGGCAACAGAAAGGGCGGTATGAGAGAATTATGTAAAGAATGTCAAACACGACCAGTAGCTGTTAATTATTACAAAGAAGGTCGACCCCACTATAGATCAAAGTGTGATCATTGTAGTCGTGACTATGAGAAGTCAAAGCCACTATGGGAATTAGTGGGATACAAAAAAAAGTCAGCCTGCGAAAAATGCAACTACAGTTCAAAGCATCCCGAACAGTTTAATGTATTCTATGTAGATGGTGATTTAACCAACAACCGAATAACCAATCTTAAAACTGTTTGTGCTAATTGCCAACGTATCTTGCACAAAGAAGGTGTACGTTGGCGACAGGGCGATCTTCGTCCTGATTTTTAAAGCATATCTAAAGCTAATTGATGGCTTATAGGTAATTCTTTGATTGCAAGTACGTGTTTAACCTGACTGAACAAATCATCAATGGTTCCGTTGTTGTCTAGGACATAATCAAATTCTGTCCCAATCCATGCAGTTTCACTGGCGTGCACTCCGGCCCTTTCCATTACAGCCTTGCTAGTGGCCCACGACATATTAAAATCTGGACCACGGTTTACACTCATTGCAGAACTATACCATTCTGGTTCTGGGCCACGCATCACACGCACCACAAGCCCCCCAGCACTTTTGATACTGGCTATTTCGTTAGGGAATCGGCAGTCACTGATTACAATGTCATCTGTGCTGTTTCGTAGTTTGTTTTCTAGGCTAGCAATCCATATATCATCGTGGAAGCCTTTACGACAAACTTCTGTACCCCAGTACTGTAGAATAAATCTAGGAGTTATTTCTTGCCCTAGTCTGTCACTCCACCAATCATCACGGTGTTCACGCCACTCTCGGGCTTGTTTGGTACGACCTTCTAACATGGTACGGTCCCAACCAAATACCTGTGATACTGCATCTTTAAGTGCACCAGCAAATGATTCCCTGCGGAATTCATGGAAGTTTGTCAAATAATCTGCAATAGTGTCTTTGCCACTACCAATAAACCCACATACACCTATGATCATAGCATCTCCTGAACGATACTATAATTTATTACAAATAGATTATAGTGTCAATATTTTGTTAGCCAATTACAAAAGTAAGAGGAGTCCCGCCATCTTTGTAGTTGATTAAGTCAGCTTCAAGCATTTCAATTTCGGCCTTACCTTCAGCTTTGAGTGCGGCGCCGTTTAACTGTGTACCACCTTGTGGGCTGGCTATAGTAGCAAATTTCTCACGTGCTTCACCTAGCATAATCTTACAGGTTGCTAGAGCATAATCTCTGAGCCATTGCTGTGCCTGCGGATCTTGCAGTAGATTAAAATCTGGACGATGATTGTGCATCCATACCAGGACTTCCTCTTCGGCTCGAGGACGTTGCATAATAGTCAAGAGTTTTGTAGTAGGGTTAAATGTAAAGTTGATATCGCTACCAAACATTTTACCAACCTGTTTCTGATAACCAGCAAACGCATAATAAGTAGCCAAGCCACCCATGTTAGTCGAAGCCAGTAAGTATGTGTTAGAGTAAGCTAGGTTAAATGGTTCAAACAATGTACCACCGGCACCACCTCCAGACCTTGATCCAATACTTCTACGGAATAATTGACGTATGCTCATTACTTCTTTGGGCATATAATAGTCAGTAACATCAACCTGGATTGTTAGGAACCCAAAACTTTCTTCTACTGAATTACTGCTACGCTGACGAAATTTTGCCAGAGCACGACCTATAGCAGTATTATAGTGTATAGGGTCAAGTTCTATATCCACCATACCGGATCCCAGCATGGCTTTGATATAATCTGTGACTTCTTGGAATTGATTTAGGGCTGGATCGTTGTCTATCATATCGATATTTAGCCGATAAATACAACTAACAGGAGAACTAATTTGCCCAGGCTCAGTCTTTATAAACCGGAAAAAGGCCCGGACTTTCGCTTCATTGATCGCATAGTCAATGAACAGTTCCAGGTTGGCGGAGTTGATATTTTCATACACAAATATCTAGGATCTGTAGCACCAGGAGAGGGCGAGGCTACTCCCACTACCCCTAATAATTCTATGAATCCTATACCTGAACTAGGTATTCAGGATGTGTTGTTTATGGAAAATCGCGATCGTAACTACGAGCCAGATGTGTATAGTATTCGTGGAATCTATACCATGGCTGATTTAGATTTTAATTTAAGTCAGTTTGGCCTATTCTTGCAAAGCGATACCGTGCTTATGCATTTTCATCTACGCAATTGTGTAGACACATTGGGTCGAAAAATCATGCCAGGCGATGTGCTAGAACTACCACACCTCAAAGATGAGTACGCTCTGGACAATCACTATGTGGCCCTAAAACGTTTTTATGTTGTGCAAGATGTATCACGTCCTGCCAATGGATTTAGTCAAACCTGGTATCCGCATCTAGTACGTGCTAAATGCGTACCGTTGATTGACTCACAGGAATTCAGTCAAATCTTTGCACAAGATTCGGGCAATGGTGATGGAAGTACGCTTAAAGATCTACTCAGCACATATAATCAGAGTATCCTTATCAACGATCAAATTGTCACACAGGCCTCGGTTGATGCTCCCCTCAGTGGCTACAATACCAGTCAATTCTTTGTCATACCCGTGAGCACTGGCACAGGACTAGTCCATGTCACAGATGCCAGCGATACCATAGATGACACCAGCATAGATACTCTAGATGCCAGCGTGGTGTTAAGTACTCCCAATGGTAATGTCTACGTGGGCTATGCATCAGGTGGTATACCCAACAATGCCGCGGCATTTGGATCCGGCATACAGTTTCCCACAGATCCTCCCAAGGGTCAATACTTCCTTCGTACAGATTATCTACCCAATGTCTTGTACAAATTCGATGGCGGTAAATGGATAATGACCGAACAGAATGTACGTATGACCATGAATCAGTTTGGTGCACAAGACGTCAGTACTGGTACATTCTTTGGTTCGCAGATACGACAAACACAAAAGACCAGTTTCATCAACAATACTACCACAGCCACTATCAATGGTCGCCTGGTAGTAGAAAAGCAAGCATTGAATTCTGTATTATTGCCAAAGGCAGACAACTAAAATGGATCACTTTTATTCCGGGCAGGTACGCCGATATCTCACTCAGTATATGCGAGTAATGAGTAATTTTTCTTGGAAAGACAGCGCGGGTCGATTGAGCCAGGTGCCTGTGCGATATGGTGATCCCAGTCGCCAGGCCAGTTCGCTGTTGAACAAGAACACAGAAAATGTCATGCCCACAGCTCCATTCATAGCCTGCTATATCAAAGGTCTAGACTATGATCAAACACGCTTGCAAGATCCTACATTTGTCAGCAAGGTACAAATACGTGAACGAGCCTTTGACGACAATACCGGGCAGTATCTTAACACACAGGGATTGGGATATACAGTAGAACGTATTATGCCCAGCCCCTACAAACTGACGTTGGTTGCAGATATATGGACAACTAACACTGATCAGAAACTGCAGATCTTCGAACAACTGGCCTATCTGTTTAATCCTAGTCTAGAACTTCAGACCACTGACAACTACATCGACTGGACCAGCCTTACTGTACTGCAACTAGACAGTACCAACTGGACCAGCCGACAGATACCCCAAGGTGTAGAGCAAAATATAGACATCTTAACAATGACATTTACCACACCTATATGGATCACGCCACCGGCCAAGGTCATGCGTATGGGTATCATCACTAAAATTATCGCTAATGTATTCAGCAATGAGCAAGGTGCGATAATCACAGAATACGATGACCCTAATGCTGTGTACACTGGTCTAGGTGATCCGTTGTTCCAAACTGTGGTCACTCCGGGCAATTTTGAACTAATGGTACTTGATGGTGTTGCTGGCCTGCTGACCAACGAGATCGATACTGCTGCCGGTGATGTTACTATGCCGGGCAATACTACGTCATGGCGCAGACTATTGGATTTATATCCCGGTCAATTCCGTGCTGGTCTTACTACATTGAGATTGATCAAACCCGAAGGCAATGAGATAGTTGCATATATCAGTCTTGATCCGTTAGATGAGCGTAGAATGCTGTTGAATTTTGACACAGATACCATACCTGCTAATAGCATTTTGACCAGTAGTGTAGACACTAGAGGCACCGTAGATGCTATCATCAATCCCGAGACATTTAGTCCTGGCGTTCCTGCAACAGGTATACGTTATTTGATATTAGAAAATATAAATGCAGATCTAGGAGCTCCTGGATACAATGGTCCTCAGGCATGGAAAAATGCAGACAACAGTGACTTCCAGGCAAGTGCAAATGACATCATTCAGTGGGATGGAACCAAGTGGACGATTATATTCAATTCTACTCGAGTCAGCACAGTTACCTATATAACTAATTCATATACAGGTATACAATACAAGTGGGACGGACATCAGTGGTCAAAGAGCTTTGAAGGCATCTATGATAACTTGTCATGGCGACTTGTGTTATAATTTTTAATGAACACTGACTCTACATCAACACAACAGATTATCTGCAGTGGTGGCTTATTTCTAGCCCGTGATACTCGTAGATTCTTGTTCTTGTTACGCACACAGGGCAAGACTGCTGGTACTTGGGGACTAGTTGGTGGTCGTAAAGAACCCAGTGATGCTACAGCGTTTGAAGCACTGAGTCGTGAGATACAGGAAGAAGTAGGTGCTACGCCTAAGATAAAAAAG